ATGATAGTTCCGCCAGTCACAGAAAATACTGTCGGCAAAACACGTCCTGCTAAAAAAGTTGCAGCAGAAGTTGTAAAAGTTGTTGATGTAAATGCAGATACAGTATGACCTGTGCTTGCGCTTCTTGTCACATCAAACGGTTTAAAGCCTTGACCTGTTCCTCTGAATACGGGACCAAGAACTGTTGTTGAAAGATTATAAACCTGTGCGCCTGTTAATGCGGTATTTATCCTGAAAATTTCAAGACCTTCCAGATAAACAAAAATTGATAATGGTACAAATATCAGCTGATATACACATTCATTTAGATACTGGAATGTCTGAAAATAAATTTGCTGATAAGTAACTGTTGCATTTAATGTTGATTGATAAAGAGTACCAAATCGTTTACCTGCTGCACCCGTTGGATAAGTCAAAACATTCTGGGCAGTCTTTAAACCATTGTAATATTCATTAACTGTAGCACGGCCATACATGAACGGAGACAATTCACCCTTTGTGAAGATATCCTGTGACCAAAGTGTAAATGCCATTTCATAGTCCTTTATCCGATTTGTGGACCAATGATACCTGTAATATTTCTCTTCGTAAGCATCGGAATTTCCCATTCATAGAATTGCGGTCTGTTCTGTGCATCAGCAGCTGCTGCAATGGACCATTGAATATTTTTCTTTGTTTCAAGAAAACTCGCATATTCAGGTTTCTGTGCAGTTGATAATGAAAGATACGTTGCTATTTCATAAATAAAATAATTTATGAACCATGCAGGAAGTTGTGCTATTTCAGGAAGAAAAGCAAATTCCATAAAGACTGGTGACTGGGTTCCCCAGTTACACCAAATCTGGCTATTGGAGTAAATCTCATAAACATAGTTCTGTGGAATGATTCTGATGTTCTTCAGATATCCCGCGGGTAGCAAATAGATTTGAGTCCAGTTTGTTTGAGGAGGCGGGATCTCGGTTGTAAGAACCAGCTGCTCAATCTTCATTGAAAAACGCCAGTTACCTGTTGCCAGAACACTGGGAAGAAGAATATCAAACGCCTGTTCTGCAGATATGACCATATCATCTGCATCATCAAGCGTGATGATAGGCTTATGACCAAGCAGCATTACAGCTAAGGAAATAATACTGGTTTTGGTATAAGCCATTCATCAACCCCTTTCTATTACACTGTAGGTATGATTCTGTACCACAAGTGCGCAACCCATGTGCCATCACCAGTGGTGAATGCACCTGTAGCATTGGATAAGTATAATCCCTTGTTTACAGTGGTTGAGAACGGTAATGCACCAACAGTATTTCCGGTAATGGGTTCAAACTGGAATGAAGTGCTTGCAGCTGCCGCAAAATCTGCTGCTGCTTCGCTATTAGATGCCAGAACCCCAGCGCCATGTACAGTCGAATCATATTGAGCTGCGACAACGCCACCAGCCGCATAGGCTGCTGAGACGAATGTCATAGCCAATATCATTTCCTGTAACACGATAAGTTTATTAGCACCTGGTGCTGCAATTAATAATTTAGGTGCTGCATACATACCATTAAACTCGGCAGCTGTAATTGCTACAGTCGTATAAATCAGGTTTGTATTAGGTACATCCAAAGTTGTTCCAGTAAATTCAAGACCATTGCCTAAAGTAATACCCTCTGCATTTGCAAGACTTCCTGTTGGATTACCAACGAGTGAAGATGCAGCAACCTGTTGGAACTTCGCATAGGTAACAGCATTGTTAACGATATCAGCCGTGTTAATAGCTGTCGTTAACCCGGTGCTTGTTACTGTCACGCCAGTAGATGAAACCGTAGCAACAGTTACAGCAAAGCTTCCATCAGTGCCATTACCCATAATCCAGTCGCCCACACAAAGCGAAGCATACTGAGCCAGAAAGTAATTGGCAGCAATAATCGTTGCTACAGTGTCATTCGGACTTCCATAAAAGAAAACGTTAGGAGCGTTTTCAACTGTAGGTGAGCCACCAAACGGTGTAATTGTTTCTTGCCCCTGATTCAGGGATGAGGACACGCATGTCCAGTTTGCAATCGTAAAAGCCATGATTAATTACTCCTGTTCGTTAACGGTTATGCTTCATCGCAGTTAATTTGGAGAACACCAAGATTATCAATGGTGATAGCACCCGCACTGAAAATACCGTTAATCAACCAGGAAGTTTCTCGTGGCAGATAGTTGATTTCAGTTCGGAAGTCATGACCAATACCCATACCGGTTGATTGCTTGTGCCAGAAGAATGTTTCACGAATATTGGCACTCGCGAATGGCAAGCCACCTTCAACCATCTGCGGAATAACAATCATGTTAATACCGAGATAATCCCTGACGAAGCCTTTATCCAGCACACGGTTCTGTGTGAAGAATGTGGATGTAAATTCCTGAGCTTGCAATAAGGACTGGAAGTTACTGGCTGAGATCGCACAGAAACGTTCCGGTAATGGCACAGCATTATTATCGAAGAACTGGATAGCTTTCGTGTACTTCGCATAAGTCAGGTTTGTTCCACCATCAACAATCGTCTGCCCTGGACTTACTGCCAGTGAGTTAATGATGATTTGATCTGAACGACGGCCAAGTGCATTTGCAACTAACATTGCATTTTCCATCTTGGCATCGAAGTTAACTGTCAGTTCCTGTACAGAGTCAACAGCAGTAGGTGCTGTGTACTTTGTAAGAATTGCTGAAGTTTGTGTGTAGCCTGGATCCTGGATAACAACGGTTTGCAGGTAACCAGTCGGTACTGCCTGAATCTGGTTAACCTTACGGAATGAAACGGTTGCACCGATAACGTCACGTCGTACACGGACGGTATCACGTAATAAGAAACCCAACGATTGATATTCAGCTTTTACGAGCGCATCAAACTCAATTTGCTGCACGGCTGTCAATGAAGTAGACATAGAAATCCCCTAAAAAATAATCAATTAATAAATGCATTAATCGTCATTTTATCGAAGGGCTTTGCTATGTCTCGATTGTCCTTTAAGGGTCGAATAGCCAAGTTGTCCTTTATAAAAAGAACAAACGGTATATCGTCTAGTATAAAACTTATGCACCAACCTTGTCAACATAGCCAGTAGAACTTTTAGCAGCAAGTTCAAGTCTATTCTGAATGTCTTTTCGATACGCTTCATCTGTCTTGTATTTTTGAAGATTGGCGCTTAATTCCATCTTGATATCTTCAACGGATGCGGTTGTTGAAACTGTTCCATTATTTCCTGGAATCTGTGGCGTTGCTGACATAAACTTACCTCTTAATTCTTCGAGTGCTTTAATGGATGCAGCGGTATTCAAACTTCCAGTGATTGCTTCATAGGAGTCTTTTGATAAATTGGCTTTTGCCCAGTTATCAAGAATATCAACACGTTCCTTTGCATTATCACCTAAAGCTTTCATTTCAACATCAGGATTGATTTTAAATTCATCCATGTACCTATCAACGGTATCGAGAAACTTGTCGATGACATCCTGTGAAACACGCTTTTCTTTGGCAAATGTTTCAAGGTCTTTAAACGGTAAATAATCAGCACTGATAGTTTTTGATTTTGAGAAATCATACTTATCAGGAACCGTACCCAATCTTTTTTCAAGTTCCGAATTACTTTTTGCAAGGTCTGCTACTGTCTTGAATTTATCAGGAAGCCATGAAGGTCTTTCACCAACACCTGGAATTCCATCGTCAATAAACCATTTAGCTTCTGTGGTCTCATCTTCAGTCGTCATCAATTATTTTCCTGCAGCGATTCTGTGTTTATGCGTTTGAAGGGCTAATAAAAGCATACGCCCGAATTCCTTGTAACCTTCCCAGAACATTACATCTAGTTGATAGGTTGGAGTTCCAGGACGCGCCAGCGCTGGAATAATCCAGCGTTCTGTAACAATTTCCATCCAGCGTTTGCCTTGCGGATTCATTTCAAATAATTCATAACAGAGTCTATCCCATTCTATGACCTGTGGATTATTTCGAAGTTCTTCAACATTTTTTTTGTACTGCGCAGCGTAATCTTCAGGTTGTAAAAGCGGATTACTATTTGGTTCCATTCACACCTCATTTATTGTGATGTAGCTATTGGTTGGGCACTTGGGTTTTCAGGTTGTTGCGGCATCATTCCAGCAGGATTTGCAAGTTCTGCCAGGCTTTGTTTGTTCTGTTGTTGCTGCATGACTCTTGCAACATCTTTAGGTCTATTGAGATAACGCTGGTCTATCTGCATATCTTCAGCAAGCAGGTACGGTGTTGTCTTTGGATTGATATAAAGCTGTGTTGCTTCCTGACCCATGATTCCTTGCATGACCTGTACGTATTGAACAAGACGTTCTACATTTGCACGGCCTTTTGAAAGTGCTAAAGGCGATTGGTATCTGAATTTAAGAGGAAGGTTTCCGGTTCTGGGATAAGGTAATAATCCCATGGAATTTAAAATATAGGCAAATCGTTTTACAACAGGGAATCCCATTTCCTGTTCCATACGAGAGAAACCTGGACCAATCTTTTCAGCAAGATTGGATTGCTTCATCGCAAGTTCATACGCAGTTTGTGGTTGAACGCTACGTGAATCCTGTGGTTGCTCTGCAAATAGAAGTTGCTTTATTTGCATACGCAAGTCAGCAATTGTCATCTGTGCAAATTCAGGTGATGCGCTGTTGGGTAAAGGTATTAAAGGGACTTGTCCATTAGTACCAACAGGAGCAATAGGAATAATCGTGAAAGGCTCAAGCTTAAAGGTATGTGGATTAAATACAGCATCACTGAAAGCCATATAAGGTCTGAACGTATTAAGGTTAGCAGAAGCAAGTTCGACTCTCGCCATTTCATTTAAACTGATAATAGACGGCAGTGCTTCCATTACTGGACCACGACCCCATGTTTCATTATTAACTTTCTTCCATCGCCAAACTATACCAGGACTTGAATCAAGCCATTGCGTGTATAGCAAGTCATTATCAGCCCATACTGCATAACAATATTTCTGTTGCTGATTGCAGAAGTACGCAACACCTTCATATATGTTTCTGACAACAGCATCAGGGTCAGCTGCCATCATTGACACAAGATTCGGAGATAAAACGATATTTGGCCAGCGTGTATGAAGTTCAGCTATTTTCAAGTTTTGCCATGTTCTAAACCACGTTTCAATATTCCCATTAACGGCTTCTTCAATTGCAAGCTTGTCAGCAGGAATGCTGGTACAGAGTATAGGTGTTTCATCATTCACCTGGTTGATGACTAATGCCGCAGTTCCAACTGCCAGATCGTAATAGCATTCATTAATTGTGACATCGAAGTTTGATGCATGGATATATGCAAACAATTGCCGCATATACTTGTTAAGTTCCATCTGTGCTTCTTCAAGAAACTTTTGATTTTCATCTGTGGTTGCATCGTCAACCATTGTGTCATCAATTTCAAGAAATGCCCATTGAACTTTGGGCGGTGTCATGGTGTCATGAATTTTTGAAACGAATGTTGAAACAGATTCTACAGCAGTTGTGTCATAAACTCGGGTATTTTGAATAGTACCCTGAAACTCTTTACCAGGAAGATAATAACGGTTACGAAAAGGGATTGTGTAGAAGTACGCTGCCTGCTGGATTGGTATCCATAAATCAGCCGTATATTTGGCAGCATTATAACGCTTGCGCAATGTTTCCAATAATGAATTACCAGGCATCGCGACTGGCGGCATCCCTTGTGTCGTATCCATGTGTTAGCCACCTAGTTGTTGGTTTACATCATCAGCAACAGGTTGTCCCTGACCTAGCAAGCCAGTTCCTGAAACTGGAGAACGATAATTTCTTCGTAAATTACGGATTTGTTTTTGCTGAATCTGGCGTTTCTGTGTTTCTTCAGACATACGCGCTTCATCCAACTGCTTTCGTTCAAGTGCAGTTTGATCCTGATATGCTTTAACCTGATCTTGTATCTGTTGTTGCTGTGCGCGCTGTTGTGCGGCGTTTGGACGGCCTGTAATCCTGTTAAATAATCCACCGCCAATGTCACCGATTCTTTTGAATGGTGATTCGACTGTATCTCTGACGTTAGTCCACCAACTCATCGCTACCCCCTAAATCCATATATGGACGTAAATAACTTTATGCTCGAATTCAGCCGGTTTTATTTCACGGTCAACGTATACAATGCGCCAGGGAAGTCTAATCTTTTTGCGCAATTCCTTTATTTGTGAAAGGATTTTGGACACCTGCGTTCTCCGTGACTATTGCTAAATCAGATTTTAACTCATCTATTTGTTTTTGTAATTCAAAAGTTTGGTGAACATTTAACCCGACATTAACCGCTTCCATCAGCTGTTTAAATTCAGATGCGGTGAAGTCACCATCAGCTGCCTGTCTTAGAATAGCCTGGTAATGACTTGCCGGTGAATTGTCTTCACCAAAGTTAATACGAATACGTGAGTTACGACTGATTCCAAACTTCGCCCACCCCATTAGCTTCCAGTGGTCCATTTCATGATTAATGGTGCCCATCTGATATTCCTTATTTTTTATTTCTATACCATCTTCATACCAGCATTTTTTTGCAACCATCTTGCAGAAAAAGTAAAGACTTCCGAAGAGTTCATGTTTTCTTACCCATTCATAAAAAGTATTTTCACCAATCATGGCTTCAACACAAAAGTACGTATGGCACCCTTTTGTTTTATCCATCATTACTCGAATGAGCAATCTACCGTGTGCTTCTTCATTATAAATTTTATGCCCATTTCCTTTGAAAAAATTGTATACTTCATCAACTACTTTTTCACGGGCTTCAGCCATATATTTATTTGAATCCATAAAGGTTTAATCGCCTATGTTAGATATTAATCAGTTTCGAGATTGTATCATAAAGTCTACACTAAATGACTTGCATCTGTATTCTCCTGAAGCTGAAGAGCTTCTTGTTTTTACCTGTGCCACAGAATCGTTGGGAGGAACCTATATAAAACAGGTTCCATATTTTAACGGTGCAGGACTTGGCATCTACCAAATGCAACCTGAAACATATACTGATGTCTGGGCTAACTATCTTCATAATCGTAACAATCTTCGAATGATTTTGATTACGAACTTCGATGTTACTCGAATTCCAACACCTGACAGAATGATTTACGACTTGCGTTATGCAACTGCAATGGCGAGAATCTTCTATTCCAGATTCAAGGAACCACTTCCGAAGATCGACGACGTTGATAACATCTGGTGGTATTACAAGAAGTTCTGGAATACCGATAAAGGCGCAGCTATTAAAGAGCATTCTATAAATCTATATGAAGGCTTTAAGGGCGTTGCTGGCTAATATCTCGGTACATGCTTATAAGTGTGCTGGTATCTACTGTATTAAAGCACACACGGCATAGGAAGCGTGTTGTGCGCGTGACTGTACCTGTAGTTATATTTTCAATCGGAATGTAATCATGCGGCCCCCGGTTCTTACCGCATAGCTCTATAGTCTCTCTAATCCTACGCGCTTCAATCTCATCTAATGCTGGGGTTAAACTCATTGTTTTATACCTTTGATAGCCCACATTATGGCTTGTTCTAAATTCGTTTTAGCAATAGCCATACATCGTTTATCTACTGATAAAGCTGTATCTATCTCAATAGACTCAATCTCTTTAAATAAATCTTCAGCCTTAGTTTCTAAAATAAGAATCGTATCTTTGATTATGCCATCTGACATTAATAATTTCCTTACGTGGTATACAGGAGATTA